AATATCCTCCGTGTCGGTCAACTTGACTGCTACGGGGAAGCAATGAAGTCGCAAGCAACAGGCGATTTGGAAAACTCCATTGGCCCTACAGAAAATGACTAGTAAAATCGAGAGATCTGGCATAATCTTGCCAGTTGGTCATGGGAGTGGGCAAGCTACACGATCTTTAGTCGTGTAGCAGTTGACCAAAGACTATATTGAAGTTAAAGTAGTTTAACATACGAATGCATAAGTTACATTTTAACTTTTATCATATTGGAGATCAGGTTTGTACTACTGCACTACCTGAAAATATTTTCAAGTTTACTGGCGAGCGGGTCGTCATCGCGGACTCTAAGATATGGGCGTTTAAACACAATCCCTATGTCACATTTATGACAGAAGAGGAAGCAAAAGATATTACCACTATCGATATAGTTCCTGACGCTCGAATTCAGCAGCATGTTGAGCTGTATTATAAAACAATGCATACTACAACAATGCATAGTCAAACTGAATTCATGTGCCGTAGTTTTAACTTAACTAATGTTACGTTACGTCATCCAAGGCTGTACATTTATGAAGATGAAAAAATCCAGCCAAACAAAATAGTAGTTCATACTTCTGGCAGTGATCGCACACGCGACGGCGAACCAGCAATACGTACTTCATTAGGTGAAGATGCCGAACGTATTATGAGTGCTGAAGTAATGGCAACTATATTGAAAAACTATAGTGATTATCAGATTATTCAAGTTGGTGGTAAGGACGATATTCCGCTTGGCGGGCATAGCATTGATCGTCGTGGGCAATACGACTACTGGCAAACAGCAAAAGAGATAGCAACATCTGCTAAGTTTATTGGTGTTAACAGTGGACCAATGCACATTGCAAACTGCTATCCAAGAGTGGAAAAACGCATCGTATTGATGGAATACCCGCAATCTACGCTAATTCAATATCAGCCAGGAGATATCCGCAATATGATGTTTAGCTGGCTTGATCCAGCTAATACTCATTTTAACAAGTTTGATCGAGACGTTGGTGCTACATTTTCTTACAGGAATATTTAATGATTAATTGGCCACATGGTAGGTTAGGAAAGAAAAATGCGTTTGTGATGCTCGCAACCGATCACGGTTCTATGCTTGTAAACAGATTTGATTTCAACACAGAGCCAAGTGGATATGTGTACGGTGTTGGGCATGTATTGTTAGAAACCTCGTCATTTGACCCGCCTGAGTTGAATTTGATTATGCAAGTTTTAGTATTACTGAAACAACTTCGTGGTGACGGTGTAATAATGATTGATGGTGGGGCAAACATTGGGGTGCATTCATTGACTGCTGGAAGGCTAATGCAAGGATGGGGGTCCGTTCTTTCTTTTGAAGCACAAGAGCGTGTATTCTACGCATTAGCTGGCAATGTGGCGATGAATAACTTGTTTAATGTTACTGTACGCTGGAATGCATTGGCGCAAGAACCAACGAATATCGATATTCCAGTACCTGACTATTTACGCCCATCTAGCTTTGGTAGCCTTGAGATGCAATATACAGACAAGAGTGAAGACATTGGGCAACGTATCGACATGACTAAATGTCAATCAGTGCAGGCTATATCTGTCGACTCATTGAATTTACCACGTCTTGATTTCTTAAAGTTAGATGTTGAGGGTATGGAGGCACAAGTTATTCTTGGTGCCAAAGATACTATACTACGATGTAAACCAATTTTGCAAGTGGAGCGACTAAAAGGCAACCAAACAACACTAGTAGAGTTAGTAAAGTCGTTTGATTACTCTTTGCACGATGCTGGGCTAAACATGCTATGCATCCCAAATGATGACCCAATTCTTAAATTTTTAGTTAAACAACATCATGAATAATTATAATTGCACTGGCGGCGAAGATAAAATACTTGACAGGCTAACTGGCTTCAAGGACGCTGGGATTTACGTTGATGTAGGGGCTCATTCGCCAACCGACCAAGGTAGTGTTACTAAATATTTTTATGATAAAGGTTGGTGCGGGTTGAACATTGAACCGCAGCCACAGCGATTCTCTGAACTAATGACTTCACGTACAAGAGATGTTAACTTAAATATCGCATGTAGTAATACCCGAAGCGAGATAACACTATATGTTGGAGTGGGGAAAGACGGACTTACCACCGCAGTGCCAGAATATGCAGACAACTCGTGGCCGACATTGTCAATCATGGCAGTTCCATTGAGTATTTTATTTGATATCTATATAAAGCACCACCCAGTGGATTTTCTCAAGATTGATGTCGAGGGATTTGAAGGGAATGTTATTGCTGGAATGGATTGGGACAAATATAGACCAAAAATTTTATGCATTGAAGCAGTAAAACCATTATCAACAATCGGAGTTTATGCTTCCTGGGAACCAGCATTGCTGGCAGCAGGATATGAGCACATTTCTGAAAATGACCCGTATAATCGGTATTACATTGATGCAAGACAGTATACCAAGGTTTGAAAAATAAGCACTGTGTATTCACTATCGTAACCACGCTTTCACCGAGTTAAATGAAAACCGCATTAGTAATAACCCCAACAGTAGGAGCTAGCGAGTTGACTGCAGCAGTGAACTCTGTTGCAGCTCAAACATATCCAACTGATCATTTAGTTGTAGTAGATGGAATGCAGTTTGATGAACTTACTACCTCTGCCCTTGCTGCAAGCAATAGGTCAAAGGTATCTAAGGTAGTGCTACCTTTTAATACTGGTAATCCACCTGGCAGAATAATATATTACGGACACAGAATCTACGCTGGATTCAGACAGTTAGTAAATCACGATTACATCTTATTTTTGGATCAGGATAACTGGTACGATCCAACCCATGTTGAATCATTGATAACCAAATGTGAGACTGAAAAGCTGTCATGGGCACATAGTTTGAGACAGATTATTGAAAAAGATGGCACATATATTTGTGAAGATAACCACGAATCCATTGGTGAATCAAAATCTGATCCTTATTACAGTGGAATGGTAGAATGCAACACGTATTGTTTCACTAACCAGTTTTTTAAAGAAAACGGTCATTTATGGTTTAATGATCGTGCAGCTGACAGAAAATTCTTTAAAACAGTACATGAAAAGTATGGTGCAGGGGTATACAGGTGTACTGGAAAATATACACTGAACTACAGATTGGGTGGAAATCCATTGTCAGTTAACGCATTACATTTCATCAATGGAAATAAGTATGCGTTAGCTCGTTTTCCAGACGGCAAGTTTCCGTGGCAAAATAATACTTGACTTTCCATTGCTGTTATGCTATACTTCAGTATCGTGTTATAAACTATAGAAAGATGATATGAAACAAAAATCCGTCACATTGTCAGCCGGGCTCGCTGAAAAACGGCAAGAGCTTACTGAAATCTTACGTTCTGGGGTCGCAACCGTTGAGTTTACGAAAGTGAACGGCGAGCGGCGAGTGATGCCCTGCACCTTGCAGGCAGAGCTGCTACCACCCGCCAAACCCTTAGCAGAAGGCAAAGTAGAACGCAAGGAAAATGAGCAGACTCTGCGGGTATTTTGCACGGACAAGCAAGAGTGGCGGTCGTTTCGCATTGACAGCGTTCTCTCAGTAACCCTCACTGCACAGGAGTAAAGCATGAAGCTAGTTTTCACCACTCGCATTAAACGCAAAGCTGGCCCAGAGTATCTGGTCAAGCTGCCTAACTACTTAGACTTGGAAAAAGTTGAAGAGATCGCAGCTACAGCAGCCAAGCAGATTCCTGAAAAAGTGATCTCGCACTGCGTCTACAGCGACACCACGCTAACGGTTCACGAACGCAATCAACTTGACTACTACGGCAAGATCACTGCCTCCCCTAAAGAACTAGTGTTAGAGGAGTTTTGACATGACAATGCATCTAATGCCGCCCAGTTTTAGCACCACTGGCAAGAAAAAAGGTAAGCAAAAGTTCGCCTCCGCCGCAGCAAAGCAACAGCACATGAGACTTGAACAAGAATGGGCAATGCTGAAGAAGCAGCATGGTGTAGTAGAGGAAGAACGTAAACGGGCACGAGCTATGAAAGCTGAACCATTGCGTTACCACTTAGCAGCACCGGCACAAAGATCAACCGCCCATATTCCAAGTCGCGGCACTGGGTTTGGCAACGCTACCCTAGCACCACAAAAAGTGTATTCAGGTTCTGAAATGCTCGGAATTGGGCAGCTACACAAGAGCAATGCGATTCCAATTTTTAAACAAGCTGACGCTGTAGATTTAGCTAACATGAGGAGATAATATGGTAGAAAAGTGTAGAACGTGCGGTAAAGAACCGTCATCAGCATGCGACTGGAATCAAGGTCGCTGTGAGCATAACAAAAAAGAGTTAGCTCCACCTGACCCAACGTTGCACCGTAACATTAGTTTCGTGAAAAGCGGGTTAAGAATCGCTGCTGGACTTGCCCTAACTACTAGTCACATTTACACGGCTGGTGTGCTGCTGATTTTAGCTGAAATCTTGGGGATTATTGAAGAAATCGTGTGATTTTTGTTGACATTTGGGTGATTTCACGCTATAATACCAGCATAGGAACAAACAGGTACAGTAGCATGCTTTTAAACCTGATGGTTAAACTTTTTCATGTCAAGCCAACGAAGATTGCGTTCCTTGACGGAGATAACCCGCTGCCGTGCATTCTTGATGCCTATGCGAAACATTTGCGAGGGATTGAAACTCATCTTGTTCGTACCCTTCGTGGTGAAGAAAACCCGCCAAAGATTCTTTCTAAATCGTCAGAAAAAATCAACAAAATCTATCTTCGCGGGCTAACGACAGGTAAAGAAACCACAGACAAGTTCATTGGTGCTTATATCCAAAAGGCGATAACTGATGGCTACAAAGAAATCACAGTAGTGTCAATGGACTATGATTTCATTGACATCTTTAAGATGGCTATTCAGCTGAATCCGCAGGTGGATAATGTTACGTTTCGCATTATTGTTCCTGATGTGCCAAATCAGACCGGTAGATTGTATAACAGCGAGGTCAAAGGCATTGAAAAAATCAGTAATATTTCGGTAGTCCGTGAGCAAAAAACAGTTGACATTTAACGGGTAAGATGTTATACTAGACAAAAGGATGCGCCTGAAGCTTAACGGTCAAGCAGCGGCCTCATAAGCCGTTGAAAGTGGGTTCAACTCCCACCGGGCGCACCAAGTTTTTTAACTCATGAAAAGGAAATAGTATGAACCCCAACAACACAGTAGTAGAATTTGCGCGCTATTTGCGGCCTACTGACAACAACGGAAACGACTCAAACCTGGGTGGCGTCACATTCTTGTTTACTGTTGATTACACTCTACGGTTGGTAAATGTGAGGTTCGCTATTTGCGCAGCAAATGATAACTTTAACAAGGAAACTGGCCTTTGTGTTGCTAGACAATCAGTACCACGCTTGCTCAACCTTGACAAGTTTCAAGATTATGCTAATCGTGCCAGTGGGTTTGTCAATGCGTTTATAAATGTCGCAACAGTTGAAGAGCTTACTGGAACGGCAACACGCGATTTGCTGGTGTTACTGAAAAAACTGCGTGAGCAAAACCTAACCTAATGCATCTTATACTCAATGAGTTTACCAGCACATTGCCCTGACCCGTTACATAAGTTTTTTAGATCGTTTGACGGGTTTGATGTCCCTGATGATTGGCAGGAAGTCACCTATCAGTATGTAGTACGTGGGTTATATCCAGGCTCGTTTTTTGAAGCATTGTACTGTGGTGATTTGTTTAAAGTAGTGAACTCCTCACACCCAAACAATACCTGGGAAGCTATTTCAAATCTGTGTAAGTGGATTCAGTATGTGTGCCCGGCTGAGTGTAAGGGTAGTTACTATGCGGTCCAATATTGGACGAGGTTAACTCAAGAGCAGCGTGACGTTACACTGGAAAAGTGTCACTTAAAAGCAACACCTTGGGAGATTCTATCCTCAAAAGAAACTGTACTTTAGCCCAAATCTTTGGCAAATAAGTGTTGACTAAACGGTGATTCGGCTGTATAATACTCGTATCGCAGCAAATAATAGGATGTTATTAAATGGCTCAAGCATACGTTAAAATCTCCAAAGGCACTTACGCTGGTCAAAATGTTCAAAATGTAGTTTTGCCGCTTGTTGAACACTTCAAGATGGGTACCAAGGGTGGTTTTGTTACGGTAAATGGCGCATACTACAAAAAAGACCGTAATATCCGTATTGCTGTTGCTAGCCCTTCAGCGTATGAGTTTGTTACTGAGGACGACTATTTTGCTCAGAGCAAGGATTTGCTGCCAGTAGCAGAATCCGTTACTGGTGAAAAGCACAAAGAATCTGACGATGTAGTGATGGCTCGTATTGCTGAGCGTTTTGAAATCTTGCGTGAAATGTCCGTTGCTTGTATTGAAGGCAACGTTCGCGCCATGATTGTTACTGGCCCTCCTGGCGTAGGTAAGAGCTTTGGTGTTGAAACTGAAATTGAACGTGCGTCACTTTTTGACAAAATCCAAAATAAGCGTGCTCGTTCAGATGTGATCAAAGGCTCTATGACTGCCATTGGCTTGTATCAAAAGCTGTATGAGTTCAGCGATAAAGACTGTGTCTTGGTGTTTGACGACTGCGACAACATGTTTTACGACGACATTTCCTTGAACTTGCTGAAGTCAGCGTTGGACACGAGCAAGCGCCGTCGTATTTGCTGGGGTGGTGAATCGCATGCTCTGCGCCGCGAAGGCATCCCGGACTCGTTTGATTACAAAGGTTCCATTATTTTCATTACCAACTTGAAGTTTGACAACATCAAGAGCAAGAAGTTGGCTGATCACTTGAATGCGTTGGAATCACGTTGCCACTACCTGGATTTGACCCTGGACACTGTGCGTGACAAGCTGTTGCGCATCAAGCAGATCGCAGCGACTGGTGAACTGTTCAACAGCTACGAGTTCAGTAAAGAGCAGGAAGCTGAAATCATTGACTACTTGTTTGCTAACCATGCTAAGATGCGTGAAATTTCGTTGCGCACCGCATTGAAGATTGGTGACTTGGTTAAGAGCTTTCCTACCCGTTGGCAAGCAATGGCTAAGGTTACGGTGATGCGTTAAAGGTGTGGTATGTTTGGCTTTAGAGTTGAAGTCCGCTATACCGACGGATTCGTATGGGGTGATAACAAATGGTCAAAATGGTGTGAAGAAAACTGTCAAGGTAACTTTTCCATTGTTGGGCATAACCACAAAATACTGGTGGGTGAATTTGAACTGGAAAGTGACGCGATATTGTTTACACTGAGGTGGGCATAATTGACAACTTCAATCCCGAATACTGAGTATTGGAAAAAGTTTACTCACTCGTCAGAACCCGTATTACGGGAAAACTTTTACGGGTTTAACACTGTCACGCATGGCAGCTGGTATGCTTACTCAACGTGGTGCAACCGCACATTTGGTCCAGGTGAGTGGGAGTTTTTAGACCATCGCTTCATGTTTAAAAATGGTCGTGATTTACTATTGTTTACCCTGAAGTGGGCGTGAAGGAATGACATGACTATTTTCCCGTATATTGAAGACTATTTACTTTTTTTCAGTGGTCGTATTGACAACCACGGCAACCCACCGAAAAACACATGGCAAACTTTACCATTCCCAGTTCAGCTTGCAACTTACGATGTCAAGTTTGTTGAGAGTACGGCTGAACAGTTGACTCCACTGTTTGGCTTTGGCACATCACGAGCACTAACTGACAAGCAAGCCAAGTTACTTGAGCACTTGATCCAGAAATACGAGCGGCAGCTACACAAACACCGTGTTGATCAACCTGACCACAAAAACTACAAACACGGTATTCGTGAGATCAATCGTTCGTCTGAGCTCAACATTGTTGATGACAGCTTGGTATATCGCTTCCCCTTTGACGCAGCAAGGATTACTACTATCCGTGAGTTTGCTAAAACTGCTGAGGGGAAAGTGTGGTGGGATCACGACGTAAGAGTATGGAAGTTTGCGCTGACTGAGTTCAACTTGAGCTGGGTGTACACGATGGCTAACAGCGATTCAACAACCTCAATCGCCCCACTTGTCAAGAACCTGTTTGACGAGATCGTGGAAGTTGAGAGCCACCCTTACGCGATTGAGCTTGACGTGGACGAGGCAGGAACCCCAACCATCACCAACGCGCCTGAGTCAATGCTGGACTATGTTGCTGCTCAGGGGGCGGCAGGTAACCTGCTCAAACTTCTTGACTTGTCAGGCGAGTTAGCGTATACGATTAATCCAGACCTACGATCAGCCCTGGTTGAGGAATACGGCGAGCCTTTCGTGTCGTTTTGCTCGCAGCACAGCATTGACCAAGCGTCAGTGGGCAACAGTTTAGAGCCAGTGATCAAGTGGGCGATTGCGACCAATCGCCTACCCATTGTAGTCTACAATCCAAACCTTACCAAGCATGACAAAGAGTTGTTTGCGACCTACTTTGCGCCGCAGGAGACTCAAACCATCGCCTCAACCAGTTCAGCCAAACAGCTTGACCCCACTGCTAAATATGTGTACACTACTAAGACACTACAGGACTGGCCTGGAAAAATTCCTCTTCTCATTACCTACGCAAACCTAATGCACGGTGCAAGCAAGAAAGAGTTTTTGTCAAAGGCAGCTAAAGTGTGCTACTTTTGCGAAAAACTAACCCCGCGCTAACTATTAAATGACAACTGCTAAAATAATCATAAATGATGAGTGTATCTGTAAAATAGAAAACCTAGAGTTGAGCACTAGGAAAAAACTGGTAAACAAGTTTAGCTACGAAATCCCTGGTGCTAGGTTTACCCCTGCGGTTAAACTTGGAAGATGGGATGGTAAGAAAAACTTCGCACATCTGGGCGGGTCAACTTATATAAATCTCCTGCCAGAAATCTTGCCCATTCTTATTGCTGAAGGGTATGAGATTGAGCTGGACGATCGCCGTGACTATTCCAATCAGTTTGAGTTTACTGAGGTGACTGAAACCAGTTATGCTGGCAAAGTGTGGCCAGAGGGGCATGTGCGGGCTGGACAACCCATTGTGCTGCGAGATTATCAGGTTAGTTCAATAAACAACTTTCTGTCTAATATTCAAAGCGTGGCCTGCATCAGTACTGGGGCTGGAAAAACGCTAATTACTGCGGTGTTGAGCCACAAGATTGAACCATACGGCAGGTCCGTAGTAATTGTTCCAAGCAAGGACTTAGTGTTACAAACCGAGGCTGATTATATCAACATGGGGCTTGATGTTGGAGTATTTTTTGGATCGCGTAAGGAGTACACCAAAACTCATACTATATGTACCTGGCAATCATTAAACTCGCTCTTTAAAAATACAAAGAATGGCGAGGCACAGATTCCGTTTGAGGACTTTATTCAAGATGTAATATGTGTAATAGTAGATGAGTGTCATGCTGCGAAGGCCTCAGTATTACTGGATATGCTGACAGGTGTAATGTCAAGGATTCCAATACGGTGGGGGGTGACAGGCACTATTCCTAAAGAAGATTTTGAAAAACGATCTCTCCAAGTTGCCATTGGTGAAATAGTAGGGACAATCAAGGCCAGTGATTTACAAAATCGTGGTGTGCTGTCTAACTGTCATGTCAATGTGATTCAGATGATTGACCACCCTGAGTTTAAGATGTATCAGGATGAGCTGCGATACCTATTAGAAACAGAGGGTAGGCTGCAGTACATGGCAGATATGATAGCGCGTGTTAGCGCAGACGGAAATACTTTGGTGCTGGTTGATCGGGTTGAAGCAGGAAAAACTATTGCGTCACTTATTCCAGAAGCAGTGTTCCTTAGCGGAGCATCTAAATCAGCAAGTAGAAAAGAGCAGTACGATTCCATCGCGACATCGGACAATAAAGTAACAGTGTGTACTTACGGAATCGCCGCCGTTGGCATAGATATACCCAGGGTGTTTAACTTGGTGCTGATTGAACCTGGCAAGAGCTTCATCCGTGTCATTCAAAGCATTGGCCGCGGACTAAGAAAAGCAGAGGATAAGGACTTTGTCAACATTTATGATGTGACATCTACCTGTAAGTTTTCAAAGCGTCATCTTACCAAAAGAAAACAGTTTTACACTGAATCAAACTACCCGTATTCAATCGCAAAAGTAAGCTGGCAGTAGTATAATAACAAAAAAAGGAATATCAAGTGCAGATTCTAACATTAGACAATATTGCGTATCCGATGGGCGAGATTCCAGATGAAGTAGAAGATCTACGATTCTGCGTCTTTGACAACAGCAACCCTAAAGATCCAGACTATTTTTTCATTCCACTTATATTTTTAGAAAGCTTCAACAGCCCAGCATTAGTATTGCGGATTGGTGAAGATATTATTCGTATGCCAGTTGATTGGCAGATTTTGATTGGTGAACCAGATTTGGGCGACCTTGAAGTTGTGCCTCTCACTAGCATAAATGACCGTGGGTTTAGTGCTTTTTGCTTTAACCCGATAGCAGGATTTAAACCAGCATTTAAGCCGATTGAAGTTGTAGACATTTATCAGGATGTTAAATGGTATTTTCCTAAGCTAAAGCCAGGGCAGATGTTAGCCGTGCCACTTAAAGATAAAACAGAAAAACCACTATGCGCGTTTTTTGTTAAAGAGATCAGCCGTGCTAGCGAAGTTGTAAACTATCAACTTGCTTGGTGAAAACTGTGAACACTGATGATTTAAAATCACCACCAACACCAACACCAACTTTGACTCAGGTCATGTCAATGCGTGATAGGGTGATGGAGTCAGTATTGTGGACTGAAATACGCAAAATGGCAGAAACAGATGAAGGTATGAAAGAGTTGATTTCTCAAGTTAAAACATATTATTATCTGCGAAAGGGGAAATAACATGGCACTAGGAATAGCTGAAGAAATGGCGGCGTTGGACAAGAAAGATCGCGAATTTCTTGACAACCTTACACCGGATGAAAAGAAAAAGTTTAGCACTTTTCTCATGATCAGGTGGGGCAGTAGTGTGGGAGGGTCATCTGCCATGCAGGGCTACTACTTGCTGGCAACAAATGATATGCTGAACAAGAACTTTTTCAACATTCCCAAACAGCATGACAAGTTGAACTGGCTGGCTGCTACTGCAATCAGTCCAGGAAAAGGGGTTCAACGGCATCAATGGATTGGGTTGAAGAAAAAAGAAGGATCTACTGCTAAGGTATCTAAGTTTGTTCGTAATCTATATCCCGCTATGAAGCAGTCAGATATTGATCTTATGATTAAAATGAACGACGACAAAACTTGGAAGGAAATGGCCAAAGATCTCGGCATGACACCCGAGCAGATTAAAAAAGAGTTGTGAAATGAATGGTTACAATGAACCAACTAGTAGTTGAAAAACTAAGCTGCAAATACTGCGGTAAATCTTTCAGAAAACTGTCGACATTGTCGGTTCATCAGTGTGAACCCAAGCGGCGGTGGGAGCAGGAGAAAGAGGTTGGCGTTCAGTTTGGACTACGAACTTATCTACGATTCTTTGAAATGTCCCAAGGCAGCGCGAAAACGAAAACTTACGCTGACTTTGCTGAATCACCCTACTATTCGGCATTTGTCAAGTTTGGGCAGCACATTGTAAAACTTCGCGCAGTAAACCCACACGCATATATAGAGTGGACGCTCAAGAACGTCAAAAAGGTTGACCATTGGACAAAAGACCAGTATTATGATCAATATCTATATGAGTATTTGCGTAGAGAACACCCAAATGATGCGTTAGAACGAACTTTCACAGAGCTACAACGATGGGCTGATGAAACGGGCAAACAGTTTACTGAAATATTTACTGCGAATGTGAAAAATAAAGTATGCTTGATGATTGTAAATGGCCGCATATCACCTTGGATTATTTACAACTGCACGAGTGGAGTAGATTTGCTGGCTTCGTTGAATGAAGAGCAGATAACGATGATTTTTAAATGGATTGACCCAGAGTATTGGCAGCAAAAGTTTAAAGACTTTATGGCTGATACAGAGCTGACTAAATCTATCCTTAAAGAAGCGGGGATGTAATGACCTTGTCTGATTATGAAAAAATAGTGACTAACTTTTGCATTCGGTTTGCTGCTGATGTGAAAATTGAGTCTGAAGACTTTGACGTAGAGTCAATAGGTGGATATTCCACTTACACACATTCGCGTTATGCGAGTAAACCTACCAGATACACTGCCAAAATCGAAATGCCGGTAACTGAGTTTTGCAGCTTAGCAGACATTGCTGCTAAAGAACGCGTTGAGGCGATAGTTCGTGACAACGTTGCCAGCGTAAAAACAGCGTATGAACATTACCAGTTTCTGTTGTTACTGGCTCAGAAAGAAGAGAAATGAGTTTTAATGGGGCATGGAAAATGCGACCAGTGAGCAGTGCTGATTACAGCAGAATATTGACAATATTTAATATGCGCGAAAAATCGTCACGGATTATAGTGCAGCTATGGTGGAAGTTCATACCAGGAGTAGAAGTAACACTGCCATGGCCAGTAGGTGAGGTAAGATTTCGACAAGAAGGATCGGGATTATGGGATTCTTTTAGATCAGCTGACCCAAACGATCATTACAGACCATGGCTTGAAGAAAATGTTGGAAAGCAGAAATGGGATTGGGATTGGAAAGAACATTACGATAACACAGATGGTAGTCAAGTATTGTTAAAGATTAGACGTGGTAAAGCACAGTTTGCGACAATGGCGGCGCTGAAATGGAAATAATGACGCGAACTCAGTTCGGTGAATATTTCAACAAGTTAGAGCCACGGTTTAACACGGGCAGCAAAGATAGTCCACTTTGGTTTCCAGAGCACGATTTGACCGTTGTCCCACAATATTTCACCTGCGTTGCGCGGCGTGCTTACACTAATCACACTGTTTTTTGGGATTGGTGTAACAGCACGTTGTCTGGCACAGTACGATGCTACTCATCAAGTGATACTGCTGATTGGTGGGGGTTTACAGATTCAAATGATATTCCGATTTTTTTGCTTAAATGGAGCTAACATCTGATGTTTAAACGTGGCGATATAGATATTGATTTTGCTGACAGAATAGCAGCATTATCACATTTGAAATACGTTTCGGCAAGCGTAGGAAAAGGCAATGCTACGTTCAGCAAGCATGCCTCGGGCGTATACTTTACCCCAATCCCGCACGATGTAAACAACTGGTCTACCATTGATTACAAGGAAGCGGAAGAGCGTGGGTATTACAAGATTGACTTTTTGAACATGTCAGTCTATGAAAAAGTTAGGTCAGAGGAACATCTGAATGAGCTGATGACTAAGGAACCACCTTGGAATAGACTGCTTGAAAAATCCTTCTGCGAACAACTGGCGCACATTGGAAACTATCATTGGATGATCCGAAACTTAAAAGAACCTATCAACAGCATCCCGCGACTGATGATGTTTATCTCGTTGATCCGCCCAGGTAAGAAACACTTGGTTGGAAAAACTTGGAAAGAAATCGCAAAAACGATTTGGGATAGCACAGACGATGGATATAGCTTTAAAAAGTCTCACGCCTGCGCATATTCACATTTGATTGTCGTTCAAGCAAATTTATTAGTTGAGCGGGGATTTTAATTTACATTTTTCACCGTGGCAACGATTATAATTTCCTTTTCCAGAAATTCCACAGTGTGGACAAGTCCAGATCATTTGGGACGGATGAGATCCATTGGCAATGCGTTTATCTTATCAACAATGAAAGTTGAGTTTCAATCAGCTAATACCAACAGTTACACTAATGCTGTTAAAGTATCTGCCACCAAGCTCAATCAGCCAATTTTACGTATCAGGGTGATACTACGGCGCTTACTTCGTTTGAGTGCCATTTCTTTGAGGCTAAGGTAAGGCCCAACTTTGATGTCAACATCTTTCGAGTTTAGTGTTTTGAGAGTAGATCTAAATCCGTACCACTCAAGTCGTAAAAATACGTTGATTGGCACTTGTCTATTAGATTCATCCCACCATATTTCAGCTAACTGCAAGAACTCAATCTTATCAGCGTCAGTCTTTACTGATCCCAAGTCGTAAATAGTAGTGATCGCGTCATCAACATTTTGAATAATACCCACGTAATCGCTCTTGCCATAAGTTAAATATGTGAGCATAGGGTACTTAGTTAGCAGTAAATTCTTGTAGTTGTCTTCCATTAAAGTTATTTATGCCATTTCAAAATGGCTGAAAAAATCGGCTAAATACTTGACTATGCAAACAATAACGTGTTATTATTACCCGAACTCGGTTGATGTTCAACTGAATACGGACCCAACGCTCACACTAAGGAATAGAGTTATGTATCAACGATCAGTGAAAGTTTACAAGGGCGTGGACAACATTATTAGATTTAGATTTAAGAACTCTGAACAAAAACCAGTGAATGTTGATGGTTGGGACATAGCGATGAATGTTCTTGATGAAGAGCTTGGAGAAGTTCTATTCACTACTCAAGCAACTGTTGTGGGTAGTTCGGTGGACGGGGTGGTAGTTGTGACATTGAAAGAGCAAGATTTGATGGATATGGGCAAAGAATATTACAACTATAGCTTGTCAGTCACTGATCCGACCACTGGCCAGCAGCAAGTAGTTTACGCTGACGACAACTATGACGTTCGTGGCGAGTTGATTGTAAAGGCAGGGCATTATCCCACAGTGCGTGATAGCATTGAGGTTAGCATTCCAACCAACGCTGTATCACCCATCATCACCAGTGCTGTATTGACTGGCAGCAATTCACATGATCAGCGGTTGTCGCATACTGCCCAGTTTTATTTTAACAACTTTACGGGCAGCATTGACATCGAATCGACACTGGACGAGCTACAACCAAACGGAACAACGAGCGCGAATGTTTCGGTAAGCTGGGCTAACATTGATTCCGTTGCGTATGCTAATCAAACAACGACTGATTACCATAACTGGGAAGGAATCAGCTCTGGTATCCGTTTTGTGATTACTCCAGTGACTGGAACAGTAGAAAGGGTGGTATATCGTGGGTGATGAAATTTTGTCCGGCGGGATCGATGTCAATATTGTGTCTGGGACTGACGCTGAGATGATACTTGAGGAGTATTTTGATGTTTCGGTAGAAACCGAGTCTATGCCATTGGAGGCTGAGGACACGCAACGATTCAATGAGTTTGATAACCCAGGTGCCAAAAATCGATTTTTGGGCAACAACTGATTTTGCTGGGCTTGATCTTTAGTCAAACTGCTTTACTTTCCCTAAAGCATAGTGCATAATATGCACTATGCTTTCTAATATAATACAAGATACTGTCCTCCAATACTGGCACGGAAAACGTAATGTCAAAGGCTGGATTGTAAATAATGCTGTCTGCTGTATTCATAACGGCGAGACAGTAGACACACGTAAGCGTGGTGGAGTTATCGTAAATACTGACAACTCAATCTCTTACTCTTGTTTCAACTGCAACTTTAGCACACGATATACACCTGGGCAGCCAATGGGGCATAAGTTCAGGAAACTGCTCAAATGGCTAAATGTTGATGATTTAGAAATACAACGGCTGGTCATTGAATCCATCAGAGAAAAAGAGCAGATGGAAATGCTGGGGCTTATTGCTCCGTCGATCCAAGCAGATATCGTAAATATTAACTTTACCCCAGAGCCTCTCCCTGAAGATTCAATGAGCTTTATGCAAATAGCAGAGTGGAATGAGTTAAAAGGAGATTGGGCTAACTGTCATCAACTGTCCGCAGCAGTGGAATATGTTTACGCGAGAAAAATCAACCTGCAAAAATATGAGTTCTATCTTACCAACGCCAAGGAGCAGCAGCTAAATACTCGTGTTATTGTTCCGTTCTACTGGAAAGGTCAGCTTATTGGATACTCGGCAAGGGCGATGAGTGATGATGCATCAGCAAAGTATGTTACAAGAGTTGACAATGGGTTCGTGTTTAACATAGACAAACAGCAGCAAAACTGGCAGTTTGTGATTGTGTGTGAAGGATTGTTTGACGCAATGAGCATTGACGGAGTCGCAGTAATGCATTCAAGCGTGACCGCAACACAAGTAAACATCATAGAAAGTCTCAACAAGGAAATCATTGTAGTGCCAGATTGGAACCATAGCGGGCAGAACTTAATAGATGTGGCACTTAATAACGGGTGGGGAGTGAGCTTTCCAGTGTGGGCAGAGACCTGCACCGACATTAACGATGCAGTTGTAAAATACGGAAAACTGTTTGCCTTGAAAGCAATCGTTGATGCGGTTGAGCATAATCCGCTTAAAATAAAACTATTGAGAAAGAAATATGGCTATTAAAAACTATACGGAAGATGTGCAGAAGTTATTTTTGGAGATGGCTCTGCAATCGCCGACGAGTTATGTTAGGGTGCAAAATATTTTCAACCCATTAAACTTTTCACGGGCTATGCAAGCACCAGCTAAGTTTATTCAAGAGCATACGGATGAGCATAAAACTATGCCCACCTTTGAACAGATAAATGCTGTATGCGGAACTAAGTTGGCGCCACCAGGTGAGTTAAATGACAGTCACTATGATTGGTTCTTGCAAGAGTTTGAGGGATTTAGTAAACGAATGGAACTTGAGCGAGCAATCTTGAAGGCTGCTGACTTGCTTGAAAAGGGCGAATACGACCCAGTGGAAAAACTGATCAAAGATGCAGTTCAGATTGGGTTAGTTAAAGACATGGGCACTGATTATTTTGCTGACCCTAGAAAAAGGTTGATGGAGATTAAATCAAGCAATGGTCAAATCAGCACTGGTTGGGCTAGCTTAGATCGAGCACTGTTTGGGGGAATGAACCGTGGTGAACTAAATATATTTGCTGGAGGTTCAGGATGTGTAACTGCTGACACGGAGGTTGAAGTTGTTATCTTACCAAACATTAAGAGATTTGCTGCTGCACGAGTTCGTAACTAAAAACAACGGGTTCAATTCAAAAAAACGCATGTCAGAGGAAATTGCTTGCTCAATATTTGAACATACAAAATTTTTAGATTACCCAGCACCGTTGTTAACGAGAGTATCTTACTTGCTAGCGGGTGAAATAACGCAGCGAACATGCATTGAATGTGGAACCACAATCCGATCTCACAAATCATTTGCGAAAACTTCAAAGTTTTGCTCTGCATCTTGCAGCAAAAAAAGTAATGTAACTCAGCAAAAACGTATAACTACGACCATACAGAAGTATGGAGTTCAGAATATTTTTCAAAGAACTGACATCATTTCTCAATCGATTATTACGAAATATGGGGTTGACAATATCTCTAAATTAGACTCTACTAAGAAAAAAATTGGAATAAAAAGCAAACAAAACACCCAACTTAGACTTGAGAAAACGAAAATTTCTAATTTGAAGAACTACGGCGTTGAGCATACGAGCTCATTGGATGAAGTTAAGGGCAAGGTGCGATCCGCAATGATCGAACATTATGGGGTGCCTTCTTACTTTTGCACTGCTGAGTTTAAAACTAAAATGAACGAGTTGTATGACGGCATGAATCCGTTTCAGATTGAGGAAGTTAAGAAAAAAAGCAAACTTACTAAATTTGAAAAATATGGCGATGAAAATTTCAATAATCGCGGCAAAGCGTCACAAACAATGATTGAAAAATTTGGTTGTCACCCATCGCAAAGTCATTGGTCAGATGAAGTGAAGTTTTTCATGGAGCACCCAGATTCATTTGCTGATGTGTTGCATGGCAATACTATTAACGCAGTAGCCGAAAAATATAATCTTGCGGCAACTACTGTTCGAAACAGAGCATACGCAATGAATTTAATTGATTACGAAAAACGGCATAATCAATATGAAGATATAATTGCCCAATTTCTTAAAAAGAATAATATTAAGTTTGAACAAAATAATAGATCAATTTTGGCGGGGAAAGAATTGGATTTCTACCTGCCGGAGAAAGAAATGGCAATTGAATGCAACGGCATTTTTTGGCATAGTGAGTTAATGGGCAAAGGAAAGGACTACCATTTAGGAAAAACAAAAATATGTGATTCTAAAGGAATCAGGTTACTTCATTTGTGGGACTACCAATTTGATGACAATTTAGATTTGCTAACTAGCATGCTATCTGCCAGACTGGGAATAATAACATCTAAAATAAGTGCAAGGAATACTCAAGTTAAAAGTATATCTTCTGCTCAATTTTCTGAGTTCATGGGAGAAAACCATATTCAAGGCAAAGTTAATGCTAGCATTCGATATGGATTGTTTAGCGATGGAATATTAGTTTCTGCTATGGGTTTCGGGAAATCCAGGTATTTGAACACAGAATACGAGTTATTGCGGTTTGCGTCAATCAAACATCATTTAATTGTTGGTGGCGCAAGCAAACTGCTGACTCATTTCATACGCTCTAATACAGTTGACCGTGTAATCACATACGCAGATCGAGATATTAGCGCAGGGAATGTTTACGATTCCCTTGGATTCACATTGATGGGAGAAACACCACCGTCTTACTTGTATTTTAAGAATAGAATAGTGTATAATAGATTACAATTTCAAAAACATAAACTTAGCACCCAACTTGATGTTTACGATGCCAATCTAACGGAATGGCAAAATATGGTAGATAATGGATATAATCGTTTTTGGAATACTGGAAATTTTAAATATGAAATTACAAGAAAAAATTACTTGGCTTAGTCAATTTTATTCAGCTGCTGAGTTGTCATTACTTAACAGTAATACTTCTGCCGTTGATGAGTTGTATCAACTTACTCAACCAAAAAAAGTTCCGATCGGATCACTTAGTGGTAAGGTAAATGATCAGAAACTATTAGTGGCAAGTCCAGACGGGTGGGTTCCTGTTACTGATTGCGTTGAAAAAATCAAAGATATTATGTACAACTTTACCTTCGCTTCTGGGCGACAAGTTAAAGCTAGTTTTGATCATTTGTTTCAGAAGCCTGATTTAACGTGGCACTATGCAAAAGATTTAACAGTAAACGACATATTATTATCGAAAGAGGGGTATGACACGATCGTGGTTATCGATCAGATTAAGAAATCGACCAAGGTATATGATTTAGCAGTTAACCATAAAAATCATAGATATTACACGAATGATATTTGCAGTCACAATACGGGCAAGTCACTTTTCATGCAAAACATTAGCGTGAATTGGTTTTCAGCAGGGTTGAATGGGCTATACCTGACACTAGAGTTGAGCGAGGGGCTGTCTGCAATGCGTATTGACGCAATGGTGGCAAACTGCAGCACGAAGAGCATTTTCAAGAATCTTGATGACGTAGAGCTCAAGATTAGAATGGCTGGTAAAAAAGCTGGAAAGTTCCAGATAAAATATATGCCAGCCCAGAGCACAGTAAACGACATTAGGGCGTATATTAAAGAGTTTGAGATACAGACTAACTCTAAGGTTGACTTTTTGATGGTTGACTATTTGGATTTGCTTATGCCAGTTGGGGTAAAAGTATCTCCAGAAAACTTGTTTGTTAAAGACAAATATGTGTCAGAAGAGCTACGGAACTTAGCTAAAGAG